TATTCTGGTATCACCAGCAAGGGAGAGGAGCCCGAAATGGTGGCCACTACTGAAGCCGTCAAGTACATCATCGAGAACACCGTTGAGGGTGAGATGGTCAAGGTCGAGGAGGTTGGTTACCAGTTTTGGATTGGTGAGCAGATGACGCCGTATCTGACTAACCGGATGCGTGGTTTCCACTACATTGTGACTAACAGGAAGGTTAAGGTTATTACTGCTTCCACTCAGTTCATTATTCGTCGGAGGGGACGGGACGAATTCAACATTTGGAAGGGTGGTGAGGTGTTCCGCAATCTTCGTGACATTGACGTTATCAACTTCATCAGGGATAACGGCTGAGTGAATCCGGGAATGCGGGGAAACCCACATTCCCGGAATATTGACAGACTTGACTGTACCGCATACTATATTAACAATGGAGGAGAGTATGGATATTTGGTTCTGCCTTACGCCGAAGATGTTGAACGCTATTGCGTCCTGTTCGGGGATTGTCTATTTTATTAACGCTTCGCGTTGCTCCGTTAAGATGAATGGTTTGATGGTTAAGATTCAGAGAGTTGGTAATGAGTGGTTCGCTTCGTCTTCTAATGAACGTTTTTACGATTTGGTGGTCAGACATAATGGTACGCGGTTTAGTCGTGGATCAGTGATTCAGATGAATGAGATTCAAATGTTCGGTGTTCTTACCTACATTTGCAAGGTTAATCCTGAGGAGGAAAAGTGAAACGTCCTGACATGATGATGGTGGCAATTCTGTTTTGTGTGGCGATGATTATCGTAATGACAATTGGGTTCACATTCTTCGCGCTTGGAGTTGCCACCACCTTCATCCCGGTGCAATACTGACCTCGTAGGTCCTCCTCTCCTACGGCAAGGCCCCGGTCACCATGACGGTGACCGGGGCCTTTCGGTGTGCGCTCAGACCTGCTCGCTGACGTCAGCGAGGGCCTGCCACGCGGCTTGCGTGGCCGGCCCCCATACACCGTCGTCCTCGACGCCCAGGGCGCGCTGCATGGCCTCTACGACGCGATCGTGGGCTGCCATACTGGCCTCACCCCAAACACCGTCAGGATTGGTTCCTACGACCTCCTGGGTGTATGCCACGCCGAAGGGGAAGGCCTGTCCACCCCACTGGGAGGCGCTGACGACGGCGAGGATGCGCTGCCTGGTGTCAGGTCCGATCACACCATCAGGGTAGGCGCCTACGGCACGCTGTAGGTCCTCCAGCCGCCTCGTGGGCGGGTTGAGTGATCCCACCCCTGTGTCGGTCCAGGGGTAGCGGATACAGTGGCTGATATGGGCCCAGGGGCGATGCTGGCGCATGACCAGTCCCCCATCGTCCCAGGAGAACTCACTGGTGTTGAACTCGATGGTGTTGACGCCGGTGGAGTCAGTGGACTCCACGCACCCGATATGGTCATCCTCGCCGTCGTCGTGCCAGTCAAAGGTGACCATGTCACCGGGGCGCGCGGCGCCGGGTTCCACGAGCCAGCCGCGGCTGCGTGCGGTGTTGACGCGGGCGGGGACGTAGGCGGAGTCGAAGTCGGTGACGCCGATCTTGCGGAGGCAGTAGGTCAGTCCCATGTCGCAGAAAGGCACACCGGACTGCCCGAATACGGCGCCGTGGCGGGCTGCGTAGTCGCGCCCGTACCTGGTGCCCGTGTCTTCGTCGGTCCATCGGCTGTACCCGATCTCCTCTGCGCACGCGTCAATGAACTGCTGTGCGGTTGCCATTACTGTGCCTCATGCTTTCCCTGGTAGGCGCTCTTGGGGGTGTTAATGGATGCGACGGCGAAGAATGCGGCGCCGATCGCGGTGAGCGCCGTGGACTCATCACCGTGGAGGTATCCCTTAACGGTGAGGTATGCCATGACGGCGATCATGAGGTTGTAGCACCACATTCGAGTGGTGGGGGACGTGACGGTCTCGATGATCTTATTCATTGTTGATCCTTTCCAGAATTTGGTTTAGTAGGCGGGTGTGCTCATCAAAAGCACTTGTGCCGTGATTAGGCTGAGAATTAAAAGCAGCAGAATTAACCTTCTTCTCAATACTGTCTAACCTTTCCATTACCCCCAATCTTCCGGGGACGCCGGGACGGGCAGGTTCTCCGTGCCAGTCCTCGAGCAGACACTCTAGCGACTTGAACTGTCGGTAGGTCCACCTACCTACAGCGACGATGGTTGCCGCTATGGTGATGAGACCGACGACTATTCCGATATCGATATGGGATGTCATTTAAAAATCTCCGTGAATGTATTTCGGGACTTTGGGGAGTCAAACAGGATAAGGCCTCTTCTCCAACGGTTGCGCAACATCTGCATAATTCGGTCGTTTGGTTTTACGTAGATGTCACCCTCTTTCATGACTTTATGGTCAATGCAATACATGTTCTCCTTCTTAGGCCTGTACTCCTGGATGGTGAACATAGGGAGGTCCGTCCAGACTGAGAAGCAACCGTTTTTAGTTCTAATGGTGCAATAATAGTCGGCACGTCCCGATTTCTTTCCAATGAAGTCAGAGTTATTGTCCTTGAAGTCATTGTTAATAGCGTAGTTCGCATACTCTTCATCGGTACTCATGACGAACTTACCGAAACGGGTGCGTGCCACGTCATTACGGAACTGAGTGTCATCTGCGAAGTGGCAGACGATGAAGCCGTTACCGGCCTTAACGAACTCTGAGTTGGGGCGCAAGTCCCACTTGAGCATGTACGGGTTCATAATGCTCGCTGAGTTGGATAGCATAAAGACCGTTGTCTTATCCTTGTACCGGTCTACGGTCAGGTAGAAGTTGTTGAAGACACGCACTTCATCGTTCAGGTACCGAATTTGAGGATTCTCGATAATGAACTCATCGAAGATCACCGTGGTTACCAGCGGGTACGCCGTCGATTTCTGTGCCTGAGAGGTGCTGAGCACGGAGAAGTAGCCAATGACTGTCCACTTCTTATCCCCCTCCATTCGCATGACGGCATCGTTCCCGTGCACGGCGAACTCGTAGCCGGGGAACTCGTGCCCAATATCGTCGAAGAACGTGAATCGACCTTTCTGCTCCACGCGGTGACGGCGGAGGTAGATGAACTGCTCACCTTTCCTGATTGCGTTAGTAATGGCGATCTTCTTCGCACCATAGGTCTTACCGGTACCACGACTACCTACGACCATGAGATAGCGCGCGTTATACGACCTGATACGACTGAAATCGTAGTAGTGTGTGATCAGGTTATCCATTCCCCCTCCTACATGATATGACGCCTGACAGTCCACCAACTGGCGTCGTCAAGCATAAAGATTGAATTAATGTGAGGTCCCCTGTTTGGACCACCGTGCCCGATAGTATGGCTACCGTCACCCGTATACATCTCAACATGGTCGGTGTGAGGGTAGCCGGCGCCCCAACTCATGACAATCATATCGGCCGTAGTCATCTGCGCAATTTGCGCAGGAGTAGGGTGGCCATAACCTCTGAGAACCTCCGTGCCACGGTTGTACTGGTCACCCGTCCACGTGCCAACGTTGATTCCCACCGTATCCATATAGGCCCGGTAGATAGTGCTAGAACAATCCCCGAATCCTGATTGATCGGGGTTAAGGCGGCCAGGTGCTTGCAGATAGGTGAATTTGTACTGCCGGTCATACATCCATTTATAGACTGCATACCGCTTGGACGCCGCATCGGCACCACCAGGAACAGTGCCACCACCAGGTGCCGCACCACCAGCGTTTCCCGGCGTGGCTGCGCTACCACCACTAGATACTTTATTTGCACTAGTAAGCCACTGACGCGCGTTCCCAGTAGGGTATGCGGTCACAACTCCGCTTGACGTGTTCATATGGAGGAGGCCACTGCCGTCACTCCATACGGAACTGAGACTGCCCGCGTTGGACCCGCCGCTGTTAGCCCCTCCACTGCCTCCGTTCCCCGGCCGCCCGGGGCTGGCTGCGCCGGGAGTGGATACGCCTGACGTGTCGTGGTTCTTAATAATCTGGTATGCCTGGTTGTACCGGTTCGGGTACTTCCCGAGCACGCCGTTGTTCAGAGTTGCGTGGTGAAACGCGTCCAGCGACGCGTTACCACCTACGTTGTTAGCGACCTGAATCGCGTACCGCGGCCCTTGGTGGTAGGCAACGCACCAGTAGATGAACGAATCTGTGTTCGTGTTCGGGTCGATACCCATGTTCCTGGCCGCCTGGAAGTACCCTTCAAGATCGGCCACCAACTGAGCGTCCTGTTCTTTGGCGCCCGCCCTCAGCAGAGGGAGAAGTGAATCTCCCTCTGCCTTGGACAACCATCTGTTTGTCCACCACGAGTCGTTTCCGTGGGAGGACAGGTCGGCTTTAAGGGATGAGGCAACGCCGGCGAACTCCGTGGCGTGAGCAGCGCCCATCTTCTTAATGATGTCTGCTGCTCGCGGCCCGTACCACTGCGCGATACCGACGGTGATTGGGTCATTGTAGTTGATCGAGTCATATTTCATACTCGATTCAACTGTGCCGATAGCCTTAATGGCTACTTTCTTCGCTGTCTCATCCCATGCCATTGTTGACTCCTAGAAAATGCGGTAGGTCATATTGACCTGATAAGTCTGGTTAGCAGACAGGATATCGCCAGCATGCATCCCACCGGTCTTAGCAACATACACGTATTTGTAGGTACGATCGTTGCCGATAACTGGGGACATAACACCGTCGTAAGGACGCGCCCAACCGGGAAGGTCCATCAGTTTCACGTCATAACCAGCATTAGACGCACCTATCTTAAACGTGCCCTGAATGTTCACAAAGTCATCATGACGCTCACAGTTCAGATAGTTGTAGTCACGCTGAATCGCGCCAGCCGAAAGTGTATGCAGGTCAAATGACGGAGGGTTGAGGAACGACGGGCCACCGTTGATCCAGTTGATAAACAATTGTTTGACGTGCCGATATCCGGCTTCCGTCAGGTGGACATTATCCACGCCCTGGTCCCACGACTTGGCTTGCTCTTTACCGAAATGCAACCAAGACCTTGATCCCTCGCACACAACGGCACCGAACGGCTTACCCGCTGCGATCACCTCGTAGGTGCGCGATACGCAACTACGGGCCATCTGAACGTACTCATTCAGAGATGCCTCATTGTACGTGACAGGCAGGACGTAGATGGTCGCGTTGGGGAAGTGCTGGCGCACTAGTGAGAAGAACGTGCCGGCCTGGTCGGTGACGGAGTTCTGTGCCCGGATATCGTTCAGCATGTCAATGAGGAAGACATACTTGGTGGCACGTTTCTTCTCGTCACTCATTCGGGAGCGCGCATTATTCACCTGAGTAATGAAGTTATTATCAGGCGTGCTTGTGAAACCACCACCTCCAATGGCGTAGATATTGGGATTGACGCCCATATCCCTACACAGCCCCTCGGTCCATCGAAATGCCTCAATAGTGGCATTGGACGAACCGAAGACGACACCTTCAGTGAGTTTCGGGTCCTCGAGAAACAGATCGTTTGCTTGCGCCTTGGTGTAGTAGTTGTTCAGGATATTCTGAATATCAGACTTAACCTTCTCGATAGCGGCATCAATCTTCCCGATTCGCTGCTTGGTGGCAACCTGAATTCGAGAGGAATCCTTCATCGGAGCGTCGACGAAATCGCCATCCTCGATACGATCGAAGCGAGCATCTACAAGACGTGCCTTGAACGACTCGATGAGTTCGTTCATCGCCTTGATCTTCTCATCGGTGCTCTTACGAGAGTCGTTGAGGAATGACTCAAAGTCATCTAGTTTTTTCTTTGAGTCCTTAGCCCACTGCTCGGCAATACGGTTAATCTCCTTGACCATCCCCTCAACTTCCTTGCCGAACCCTTCGGCGTAGGTGATGGTGTCCACTACAGCCTTGCGAATACGCTCGAGAATCTCGAGCACCGTCAGCCCGTTATTATGGGTGAATGGGGTTGAATACGGTGTAGTAGGCGGGCTCAGGCGATACAGGGCGGCATCAATAGCACTAACCCGAGGGTCATTAGTAGCCATACCAATTGTCTCCAATCATATCTACTGGTGGTGTCCAAATGAGCATAAATAATGACTCAAGTTGGGCTATAACCATCATATCAACGTTTATAATAGCGTCGCGATGGGCCTGGATAAGCGATGCCATGGAGCCCGAGAAACCCTCCTGACTACTAGACCCGCTACCATCGCTAGAGGACGTGCTCGACTGAGAACCGCCGCTGCTGCTAGAGGACTTGACGCCCGTCAGTGACGTAGAGTCGGCCGCCCCTGTCGCGTAGTCACCGTTACCGGAGAGCATGACCTGAGGTGTCTCGGACTGGACGGCCCGGGACTTGGCGTCGGTAGATGACGTGGATGAGCCGTGCTCGCTGGTCTCGCCAGTGGTACGAGTCGTGCCGGCGGAAGTGGTCTTGGACGTCATGCGGACGGTGAGGAACGGGTGTCGCTTGGTGAGTTCGGACTCGTACATCTGATTGTAGTAGGGCATGATCTCATTCATCTTAACCTTTAACTGGAAAAGGAAGATGTCAACGGTCTCGTGCCCGATCTCATTAAACCAGAAATGGTTTTTGATCTTAGAGTTCAGAGTTGAACGATACTCCTCAGAGAAAATAGGGTAATGGGATAGTGCGTCATCTATCAGACGCTCATCTATCTTCCTAAGTTCTGTCGTGTAATTACTCATTAGGACCTCCCAGATCGGTGCTGTTCGCGGATTCCTGGTCAGCAAGAGGGTTCATCTCAGTCATAGGGTTCAACATCTGCATGTCAGTAGTCCCGGCTGAGTCATCGAGGTTCCACGTGACGTCAACATTCAATCCGTACTTGGCATTGATCCACTCGCACGCGTACTTACGTGCTTGCAGGTTAACGGCACGCATAGCAAGGACCTGACCTGACGAACCGCTTGCTTCCTCAACAACCATCCGCTCTTTTTTGGAACTATTAACATTCATAATTCCAAGCAAGGTCAGGGCCTCATTCCAGGTCTTAACCTTTGCTTCCATCACGTTAGGGAGATAGTCCTTGTTGATCCCCGTGGAGATGGAACTAATCTTATCCTGCAACGTCCCAAGTCCGGTAGCCGATGAAACCTCAGCAATCATGGGATTACCCTCGGCTAGTTGCTTATACGCGTCCAATACCGACTTACGCTCATTCGTATCGGCCGTCAGGAGGACGGGCACCCTCATGTGAATGAGGTCGATCTCCGTCGTTGTATCAATCTCGGATAGACGGCGCGCGTAAACCCCAACAATGTCGGTATCACCAGTACGTAGATAGTTGTTCCAGATCGGTACGCAATCGTCCCCCTTCATTGTCTTATTAACCATCGTGTTCCCGTAGACAATGAATTCAGTTGGGTTATTATACATATTAGGGGTTCCCATACCGGCCCCGCGCAATGCAAAATAACGATTGAATTCGTTGTCCCAGAAAAACACTGACAGTCCTTGGGAGAACAAAGACATCTCAAGGAACCTGGGGTCAATCTCCTCAGGAAGACCAGTCCAATGATAGCGGTTCATACACATTTCGGAGAGTACTCGGGCATACATCCCCGTAAGAATTTCCCTTCGCATAGTGCCCGGGTCAAACACCATTTCCTTAAGGAACGGCGCGTAAATGTAATCGTTAACGAAATCTGGTCTACTCACCTGAGAGCCCCTTCCTTGTCCCAGATAATCGCCTCATTATCAAGCGACACATCACCATAGAACTCACTGTCAGACATAGGACTATGCCATACGGTCACGCCTTTCTCAAGGATACCGCGAAGAGTATCGATATACATTTGAGGGCACGAAGAGGAGACGATACGCACATCATGACACTTCCAGTAACTAAAACGGTCCATCGTCTGTAGGCGCGGCGGTAACTGAGAGAGGAAGAAATCGCACGCATACCCGTAACGCTCCCAGAACTGGCCCTGCCTACGAATAACGTCAACAGACACCATCTTCAATTTAGCAAACACAAGCGCACCGTTCATAATCCAGTTGAACGGGTCACCACCACTAGCGCTAGAAACTGACGGGGGAGTAATCTGCGCATCCCGCACACTCGCGTTAATGGCCGCAATCTGCTGCTGATAGTCGCCCTGAGACGCCCATTTAGCCAGATCACGGTTAGCCGCCGCGTTAGTACCGGTAAGCATGTTCTGCTCACTCTGGTTAGCACGCGTCAAGTTCTGAGAGATAACGTTGCCTTGGTTTCGCGCGTTAATATCGATAGCGGTGGAGATATCGGACGTAACCTGACCCTGAACATAGCCGCCCAACTGACCAATGCCGCCAAGCGGATTAGTCAGCGCCGTAGATGCGGCACCACCAATACCGCTAATAGCACGGTTAGCGCTGTTAACTTGCTGGTGGGCCATCTGTGCGGTGTTAGCCAGAGCAGTGTTCAGATTCTGCGCACCAAGATTATTTTGCATGATCGCGTTACCAGTACGAATGCCACGCATGGTCGCGTCAAACGAAGTATCCGCGGCGCGCGTAGACTTATCGAGCCCCCACGTAGCAGCATTGCGGTTCTGCGCAATTGAGTGAGCGTGGGACGCGTACCAGATCATGCTCTGGTCGTTAACAACCGGAACGTGCGGGAAGTTGTCAATAACCATCGCCTCATTCACGTACTCGGTATCGGTCTTCCACGCTGTATCGTTTTTGTCGCTGTTGTACTCACCTACATAGGCGACAATGCGAGGGGACGGCGGAAGCAACTGAAATTCAACTCTCAACTCAAGACGCTTACCCCAGTTAAGGTACTCAGGTGAAACTGTGAGAGTCTGCCCGTTATTGAACGACAATTCAATGTGCATGTATGGAGACGTGTAGAACTTAAAGAACCGCTTGAGCCGCCTAAGATTCTTACCTTTAATATTATTGTTATTGGCCTTAAGGAAATCGGGCAACTTTGTCGGATGGAAATCATACGCCACTTCTACATTCTGAAAGTTCGAACTGTGCGTTATACGCTTCAATCCATAACTACCCAACTTACCGGTAACAGTCTCACCGCTAATGACGTTGGCGGGGACATAGTAGATATCTTGAATCCCCTGCGACACCCACGGAGCACCACTCAGTTCCTTCATGATCTTGGGAAGATCGGTCAGTGAGCACATGTAATACGACGCACCGGAAATGAGAGAAATTGATTGGCTAAGCGACGACGCATCCAAATGGGGGACAGTGCTAGTCACATTAGCCCCAGTAGCAGCGTACATCGAAGGGTTGCCGGTAGTCCCAAAATCGGCATTTAGATTAGTGGTAGAAATAATGACCGCTACATAGTCAAATTGACGATTAAAGTCGTTAACCTTTCCGGTCACAAGATTGCCGAACCAACTCCGATAAATGGTCTGTCGCTCACCAAGAGAGAAACTTTCCGGCTGCTTGAGCCACAACCGTGAATGAGTCTTGAAAAAATCAAAGTCCCAATGCTCCCTTAACTCCTTTGCATTCTGTTCGAGACAGTGTGAACGCTCGATATATGCTGACCGGAACTTAACGCGGTTGTGATATGTCTGCCATACATCAAGAGAAATAGTTAACTGAGTAGTCTCAGGGGCGACATAGTCCACAGTGTGGATGAAGTAAAAGAAAGTCGTGGCCCTGTTCTCCTGAGAGATCGGGAACGCATCATTCTGGACAATAAGGTAGTTGAAAACATTAGCCTCACTAAACGGAACATTAACTCTCACCGGCACGTTCTGTGCACAGTAAGTGAGGTGTTTGATTGAGGTGGTACGATTATTCCGATTCCGGTTGTAGTCCTGGATATACTTAATCGTCTCCTCTGTACTGTCAAACCAGTACACATCCCTATACATCGAGTCCCACGGCACGTTACACAACGTGACCTCAGTGCCTGGTCCCCACACTGAATAATCGAACTGGGTGCCAAATGAGGCCCCGTTAGGCAGCGAATTAACGGTAGGCATTACTCCTCCAATAAAGAAAGGCACCGCCCAGAGCGGGCGATGCCTTTCAGTATAGGGGGAGTCAGGCTGCAAGACCAGCCGCGTTATCCTTAGTAGCAACCGTCAGAGAAGCGGTCTTAACAACATACTTCCCAGTAGCCGGATCAATCCACGACACCTTAACACGCACGGTAAGCGTCGCAGCCTCCTCATCAGGAGACACGCACAGCAGACCGTCATTATCAATGCGAGTACCAGTATCCTTGTTACCCTCAACAGACCACTGCTCAGTGAACTCAATGTCCTCCTGACCAACCTTGAGACCTGTAAGCACAGCCTCCAACTGGGCCGTTCCGCCCTTAACCATACGAGCGTTCGTCTTGTCCACGTTCTTAACGTCCGTCTCGTTGGCGTCAATGACGAACTGAATGCGATCAATAGCAACATTTGCTGCAATATTAATTGCGTCACGCGTCGTATCGGGAGCGGTAGAGAACTTGATAATAGGTGCGAACGGGGAGGCGGAGATAATCTCCCAATGGTGGAGGAAGAAATTAGTCTGCCGAGAAATCGGGTTAAACTCAGAAGTAGTCTCAAGGGACGTATCCGCGATGACGAAGAAATCCTTGGTAGTCAGGAACGCCTGAACACCATCCATCGCAACGTCCTCCTGACGAATCTCAACAATTCGAGAAGGAACGTCCGCGTAGGACACGTTGAACAAGACAGCCAACGCGTTCACGTCAAGACCAGACTTGACCTCAGGAGTGGCAAACAGGATAAGTTCATCGGGACGTGCGGCGATCGGCATCTTACCGCCGTTGAAACGCGTAGAGAGGAACTGCATGTTTCCGGCAGTAGCGCGAATCTTACGCAGGAGAGACTTGGCCTCGCCCTCAGTAGAATCCATCTTCGCAACGTCAGGAACGTTCACGTTAAACATGGGGTACTTATTATCCATGACACGGAACAGGGCCGTCATCATGAGATACTCATCCCAGTTATCAGACGTAGTAGGTGCGGACATGATCTGCTGCGTAAACTGGTCAAGACCTGACGGATCAAGGAAAGCACGCTTGAGCGTATTGTCATCAATTGTGATCTTGTAGAAATCCTCACGGTCCACGGTGTGGAAGGCGGACGCCACGTCAATATCGGCGCGAGCGAAAATATCTCGCTCAAGGTAATCCCGATCATGGCTGTAGTGATTCGCCTTAACGATACCAGTCTGAATCTCCTCGATAGTGTCACCGAACTCAAGAGCACCGCGCTTAAACTCCTTAAGCGGGTTATACCAGATCGAATTGCGCGCATACACGAGACCGATGCGGTTCACAAGGGCCTCAATGAACTCATTCTTATGCGGCTTGTAAGAGAAAATAGCGTCCGCAACGTCAGCCACATTACCCTTGGATGCAGCCGGAATGCGCTTGTGATAATCAAGGGACGCGTCATTACGGATGGCGTTAAGAATATTAACGTTGTCCGCGTTGCGGACCTTCCCATAATACCGTCGTGCCATTACTTCTTCTCCTCATCATCAGAGTCGTCAGTGGAAATCAGATCATCGAACGTGACGCCGTCATAATCGGCGGCACCATCCTCGCCCGGCATCTTACTCGCAGCATCACTCGGGTCACTACCGGGCTGGGTCATGAGCAGATCATAATTCTTACCCTTGAGGTCAGAGATCATCTTCTCCTTCTCCTCAAGCATCGAATTCAGGTCAGACATCTTAGAATCGAAACCGCCAGCAAAATCGGTCATCTCATTCCAGATGCTTGAAAGATTATCGAGCGTATCGGAATGGTCCGCTCCGAGAATCTCCCCCAAACCACTAAGGGCGCTACTAAACTTGCCCCCAATATCATCCAGGAACCCCATTTATCTACCTTTCCGTGCACATAAAGATATGGTGGGTACTTACGTACCCACCATATCACTGCGGAGAGAGACCAGACAGCCCTAGGAGGTGTCAGCCCATCAAGTACCGAGCGGTTTCAGCCGGTGACATCCCGGTTACTTGCCAGTGCTCGCCTTGACCTCCTCCACGCCCTTGGTGACAATCTCCGTCAGAATCTCGGAAACCTCACGACGCAGGGTCCAGTGAGCCTCATCGAGAGCGTCAGCAATCTCCTCGGTGACGGTGACAGTCAGGTTCTTATGTCCAGCCTTGACGCGTGCCATTTCAGTTTCTCCTCTACTTGAGTGTGAATGTTGTGTTAGAGAGTACGACTCCTCCGGGAACTCTCTTGGGTATAAGTTTACCGTCCCAAGTTCTCGGTGTCAACATGTCCTCCAGTCTGACTTGAGCGCCAATCTCGGCCGGCAGTCCTGCAATGTGAACATCATCATGATCGCCGAACCGCTCACAGTACTGCTTCGCGCGCAGGAACACGGCGTCATCGAACGGTTGACCGTCATGCTCTACTTTCCAGGCGCCCAGTTCCGTGGGGTGTAGGTGTAGGTCTGGCTCATCCACACCTCTGAGGTGTAGGGAATCTGTGTCACAGTACAGGAACCTGTCGTAGTTCGCTTGAGCGGACCGGATGAGGTCCTGACGGGCGTAAGCGGTGATGAAGGCGCCCATAGCAGTGTAGACAGGGTTGCTCTCCTCATGGTCACACATTGTAAGTTGAACGGTGCCGTTTTCATCGAGGTATGGGCGTTTGCCGGTTACGTCAGTGTTCTTAGCAAACTTTCCGTACAATGAGTTAAGGTGTAGTTTAGCAATTGTCCTTGCCCCTCCGGTGCTATTTGCTTTAACAGCCATCCACTTATCAATGTAATCGTTAAACAGCCCCTCTGTTGCTTTGAAATTCCAGCAGCCGCTAATTGAGTAAATTGTTATATCGTACTGCTGCATCCACAACTCAAGGTCAACGCTGGTAATGGTCACCGTAGTAGGTTCAGGTACCGACTCGAGAAATTCGTTAGCGTTGAACTGAATTGACCGCTTCAACTGAATGCAGGGCAAGTGTCCAGGTTTTAGTTTAGCGGTGAACGTGATCGATAGCGTATACAAGTCAGCATTAGGGTCCTCCGTATCCGTCCACCAAGGCTTACCAAAGGGGAGCGGCTTGGTCCTCATTACCCACGGATACATCGAGTTTTTATCGATCACGATTCCCGGGCCGGTACGCTTACGCACCCACTGTTTTGCTGGCATTGCGATACCTCCTCTGTATGCTGCTCTGATATCGTCATCCACGGTCTTTGAGAGGACCGGGAAGGTTCTCGTGAACCCTTTGCCGTGTAGTCCCTTAAACTCTGCAAGGGAGTCTGCTCCAACGGTTAGTTTGGTCATTCCGCTGGCAAGGATGACGCGCATCGCTTGGGCCATGATGTAGATATCGTTGTACAGGTACTGCCACTCTTCCTTGCTGGGAAGATACCCGATGGGGCGATCAGCCTCATAGTCGATATCGCCCTTAACCGATTCAAGGTTGAACGCCTTAGGAACGTCTCTGACAGGTAGGGGAATCTTCTTAAGCGAATCTCTTAACTCAACCTTGACACCTTTCTTAGAGACGATGGTGATTGAGTAGAACTTATTCATATTGCTAATAACGGTGGAGAACTCCCCTTTACCGGGCCTGTCTGGCACCCACTTGTAACCATCTTTCAGGATGTGATCGAGGATGAAGGACCCGTCAAAAGCGAGATTGTGGAAGAACGTCACGTTAGGGGCAGAAAGGAGGTATGCGACATAGGAGCCAACTCCTATGCCGACCTGATAATCCTCGTAGTCATTGACTGCCATACTCCCCCATGACCATACACGGCAGTCCAGGGGATTAGTTGTCGTCTCGAAATCTGCGCACCTAGCGTCAGATATCGAGCGTCTTTGCATACTCGTAGTACTCCATAGCACGGCCCAGGGATTGCTCACCACGCTCTATAGCAGCGTCAACCATCTCAGAACTCATCTTCTTCTCACCAGCGTCAACCATCTGTGCCAACTGCATAGCCAGATACTTGAGCGACAACTCCTCAGGGAAATCGGTGTAGGCCCAGATAAACCAGAACTGCTCATCAGACAAGGAGTTGAACTTACCCCTAGCCGCCTCATCCCCAATACAGTCCATCATGTCATTCATGTACCCACGGGCCTTAGACACGAGTTCCCTGCTCGTGTATTGACGGCGAATATCGTCATTGCGAAGCGCAATCATCTTCGCGCCCTCGGTGCCCATAATTTGGGTAGGGGAGTAGATCTTGAGTTTCTTCATGCCGTCGTACGCCTCGGTACCGTGAACGGGGTGAGCGGGTGTAGTCATTGCACGCCTCTCCTTAACCGTCATGCCCAACGGCTTAATGTATACATCCTCATACTTCTTTTGCTCAGCGTCAACGGTACGATTGATCTTCTTAACCGAGTTGACATAATTGCGATATGACTGACGGGTAATGATGGTGCCGCGCGCACCCTTGTAGTAACCCACGTGTGCTTTGCGGAAATAAGTTTGCTTCTCTAGGAGTTTCTTAAGCCTATCACCTGACATCCTAGAAATGACATCCTTACCCACACGGGGATCATATTCCATTCCTGAAATGTCGATACCGTAGTCCCCTTTGGCCATGCGCTTGATCTTACGAGTCACCAGTGACTCAGACTTCATCGCAGCCTTACGCAGCGCAATAAGTTCGTCCTTACTGTACCTCATAGTAAATCCTCCCCGTCCTCCCTACGGAGGACGGGGAGGACTATAGCAGCCAGCAACTAGGCGACGTCAGACCAGCGTCAACTTGTAGAAGCGGTTCTTACCGCTCCCCTCCTCAGTCACCTTCACCTTGAGCGGAGCGGGCCACTGGGAGGGTTCGCCCAAGAGGGTGAGGATGCGCTTGGCGGCGTTGAAGATCGGCCCGGAGAACGCCTGGTATGCCTCTTCCGAGGGGGTGATGAAGATGGTCCGCACGGCGGGCTCGATCTCACCAGTCTTCTCATTGACGAACTCCGTGGACTCGATCACCAGGTCCGCGATCTCGAACGGCTTACCGGAAAGGTCTGAAACCGGCTTGGCGTCATTAACGGCGTTGAAGATCTTCGCCTTAGTCTCAAAGTCGTCGCCCTTAACGGTAGTGAAAATACCGTTAGTGGCTGCCATTCCGGCAAGCGGGTTAGCGGCGATGCTGGTAGTAATCTCGGTGCTCATTCGGTCTTCCTCCTAGAAGAGTGTCTCTTGATTGCCCTGTTCCTCAGTTTCTGTAGGGACTGGTACCGCTAGGAACAGGTGTTTAGCGGTCCAGAAAACTAGCAGAGAAAGCATCTCCTGCTCGGTTGGTTGGTCGGCTTCCGGGTAGACAATATCAATAAAATGTCGACCCTTAGGCTTAACGTTTACCACTATGGTGTGATTCTCTCGACGGCGTGAAACAGTCCCATACTCGCATGTATAGAACGTCTCCGATACGGTTGAGTACCTGATAACCCTGAACTTATGAGGGTCCAGTTGCTCATCAATCGCCAACCAGTGAGAGATGTTCGAGACTAATGTGTCACATTTAGTACCCATGACCGTTTCCTCGGATGATCCTCAATATGACCAAACTTCTCAACCAACTTCCTGGCAGACATCCCATACTGTGACGCAAACACCGCCCTATCGGTCACCCTAGCAGGACACCCACCAGGAACCCAGCGACCTTCAACCTTCTCAATCACAAGGTTACCTGACCAGAGCGGCCCCTCATGCCCCCTAATATCCTTCTCAGACAGACCACAGTTCATAATCAATCCTTCCTGGTGAACAGATTCTATCTACAGCGTTGTCGACGGAATCGCCGGCATACACCATTTTGGTTCCAATGTATACGGTAATCACAGTTCCCGGATATCGATAACCACCTCCAACTTTTCCAACGGTGACCGGAACTGACTGTACACCCGATCTATCGCCGTCCCCAACCTCTCTAACCTGTGATCGCAATTCACCAGTTCCAGAAACCTCGCCGTCGCAACGAACGACCATGACCTAAACAACTCCTCACCATCATCAAGGACGATAAACTCTTCATTCCGTGATCTGAACATCTGCCGCCGCCGTAACCACAGAAACTATTATGTCCGCTTGCAGTTCCTCCTCATACAATGAGAGAAATGAAGGATGAACCTCAATACCCTCATTAGTGACCTTAAGGAAAACACTCCTAGGATGCTCATTTAAGACGACTACACTATCTCTGTCTTGAGGTTCGTCGCTCCCGACAATCCTATAATTAGCATGTATACGTTTAAGGGTTCCAATGAGGATCAATAGAAGTTTATAGCGTTTACTCATCGTTCACACCCCCCTTAACAATCTCAACCACCTCATCAGCCACCATCTCAGCCAGGTAACGCTCACCCTCACCAGGGACAATCTCAAGTGAAAACACTTGCTCCCCAAACAAAGAACGCGACCTATTAACCACTAAGACCGCTTCGCATGACGCATCCTCAGTCCACAAGGTAAGTGACCCGTCCTCAAATTCGAGTTTAGGACAATAGTCTTCAATGATCAATGCTGAAAAAACATTCATCATCGCCTTAAGGACCGTCTGTTGAATAACCATCATTCCTCCTCCCACCCGAGGGCGTTTCCCTCGCCAGGCGATGACACAAATATACGAATGCAGAAAACACGTGTCAACGCCAAACCATGTGATCCCGATCATAGACCGAACGGGCCATAGCAGACCGGACGGTAAGTGTCAAGAGTAGACGGCGAAATGTGACGGACTGCATTATGGGGTACCCCCGGGGGGTATATCAAATTTTGACAAA